TACTTATTATATTATATTTTAATAATAATAGTAATAATAGTTGTAATTATAAAAATATATAAAAATTGAAAATAAACAATAAATACTATTAAATATTTATTAAAATGAGTTATAAATTCTATGATGATTTAGTTAAAAATATTAATGATTATTCTTTAAAAATAGATAATGGTAATATAAATAATAATGATTTAATTAATTTAAATAAAATATTAGTTGATATTCCCGGTAATGGATATAATTACTATTCATCTAAAATAAATACTCCAAGTATTAAAGATAAAATAAGAAAAATTATTAAATATGTAAGTAAAGAAAAATTTATTCAAAATAATATTTTTAATAAATTTTGTGATTATTTTATTAATAAAACTCCTGAAATATTAAATGACTTTTTTAGTTGTATTAAAAATCAAATTTTATTAAATAATTTTGTATATATAGCTTATGAAAGACAATATTCTAAATTAATATGTAATAATATAGAAAATGGAATAGAATTATTAACATTAATTATATTAAGGGATAATTTTGTATCGTATAAAAATTTAATAACATATATATTAAGTTATAATAATAACAATTTTAATAAAAAAATGTTTAAAATGTTTTATTCTAATGTATTAACAGATGATACTAAAATAACATTATTTATATTATTAATTAATAATACAAAAAAGGATTGTTATTATTATATTCTTCATATTAAACAACATATTAATGATTTATACTTTAATATAAATGATAAAATTAAAAAAAATGATTTGTATATTATATTATTATGTCTATTTAAGATTGATTATAATAATTATAAAAATATAATTGATGATATATATAAAAATAACCATTATATTGATTTTAGTGTTAAACAATTAAAAGAGTTTATTGAAAAAAATGAAATTTATTATAATAATGTTGATATATTTATTAAATTAAATAATATAGAAATTGATAAAGAATTGTTAAAGTATTTAATATATAAAAAGGTTAAAATAGAACATAATATTCCTATTGATGAAGAATTATTATTATGTTGTTCTATAAATCATTTTATTCCATATAAAATTGATTGTATTCCAACAGATGAAATAATTTCTGAGGTTTGTAAATATAAAAATATGGAGCATATTAAAAAAATTATTGAAGCAGGTGGAAAGTTAGAACATAAGCATTTGTTATATGCTTGTAATTTATATGAAAATGGAAATATTATTAAATATTTAATAAATCATACTAAACCAAATATGGAAATATTAAATAGATTACAAGATAAATATAATAAAAAAATATATTCAAATGTTATAAATACTGAATTTTATAAAAATAATGAAAAAATGGTTGAATTTAATGAAGAATTATTATTTAAGATAGATAAAAATGAAAAAAATATTGATAATAATGAAAAGTATTTAATAAAGAGTAAGATTAGAAATTTACTAAATATAAAAAAAACAAAAAAATATAACATAAATGAATTATTAGTATTATTTATTAATTACTTGGAAAATAATAAATTGATAATACAAAATTATTTTATTTTAAATAAAGAATTATCTGAAATAATTAAAACGGATATTAATCGTGTATTAGATGTTAGTGAAATAAAAAATTTTGTTTCATATTTTATAAAATTAGATTAAACTTTTTTTAATTAATTCTTCTAATTTTAATATATTATCTTTTGTAATTTTATCATTATTCCAATCGTTAATATTTGAATTTATTTTTTCTAAAAAATTATCTCTCATATCAGTTATATTTTTACTATAATTTCTTATTAAATTTTTACAACTAATATTATTATTAATTATTTCTTTATTTAATATAACTTCTAACTTATAAATATCTATAGAAGGATGTTTTAATCTTATTTCAATCCAAAAAGTGCTCCAAGCAGAACAAAAACCATCTGGGTCTCCAATATAATTACTTTTTAATTCATAAATTTCTTTATATTGAAAAGAAATTTTAGGTAGATATTTTTTAGGTGGTAAATATTCTAAGTTAAATTGTAATGAAAAATTTTCTAAAACATTATCTAATAAATTACTGTCATAATTCATTGATTGAGGAGGTTCTGAACCATAAGGTTCAAAACGTTCTATTCTATTATTTTTAAAATCAAATATTAAATAATTAGAGTGTCCTTTATATTCTTTTGAATCAAATAATTCTATACCAAGAGGTATAATAAAAAAATTAGTTTTATTTTTAATTTGATTAATATAAGAAAATAAACTATTAATATTATTAATAAATTTATAATTTTTCCAATATAAAGAATAGTTTATAAATTCTGAATAATTATTATTAAAATTAATTAATTTTGTATCTTGTTTAATTAAATTAATTGATGATTTTGTATTTTTATATTTTTTGCTTAAATATAATAATCCAGAAAATATATTAATGGATGTTGTAGAGTATGAAGAAATATTAACTTTTTGATAATTCTCAATTAATTTAGGGTATAATTTTGTTTTAGGATATGAAAACATTTTATTCATAATAATATTTTTATTAATAAATACATCAACACATTCACTTATTCTATCTAAAATAATTTTATAACAACTATTTTTTTTATTACTTTGAATTAAATTTTTACAATTATTATCATTTGATAAATAATAATTTTTATTAGTTGAAGATAAAATGTATAAATAGCTTTTGGTAATTAATTCTAAAAACAAATTAATTTTATTTTTGTTTAAATATTTAAATATAGTTTCTCTTTTATTATTAAATATAAAAATATCTAATTTTTTCTTTTCTAAAATATTTTTTACATTTTCCCAATAATCATATTTAACTAATAAAAATAACGGACTTTCACCATAATTATTTTGAATATTTAAATCACTATTAATTATGGCATCATTAATTATATTAGTATGATTTTTGTATATATTTAATTTTTCTAATATTAAATGTAAAGGTATATTTCTATCAATATTAAAAATGTTGTAATTAAATGTTATTTGTTTATATATGTTAAACATTTTTAAAACATCATTTTTATTTAGTAATGATATTTTTTCAATAAAATAACAATAAAAAATATTGCCACTTTTATCTTGTATATTACCATCAAATAAATTAATATATTTTTTAATTAATAAACATAAATTTATATCATTAGAAATAGCTAAATAATGCAATGGTGATAAATTATATTTATTTTCAGTAATATTTAATTTAATATTTGATTTCAATATAAAATCCAGAAAATCTAAATTATTATTTTTAATTGATAAATGTAAAGGGGTTTCTCCATCATTGGTTAAAGTATTTAAATTATAGTATTTAGTTAATATTTTAAATATACTAAAATTATTATTTATAATACTTATATGTAATGCATTGTAACCTTCATTATTTTTAATATTAAAATTATTAACATAATTACATAATATTTTCAAGCTTTCAATATTGTTAAATTGTATGCAACACATTAATGAATTGTTATTATTGTTGTCATAAATTTCATTGATATTTAATCCAATATTATTATTATTTTCTTCTAATATAATTTTAAGTATTTCATTATATGAAAATTTAATTATATTGTAAAGAATACTTCTATTATTTTCATCAACAATATCTAATTTCAATTCTTTTATTATTAATTTTATAATTTCATACTTATTAAAAAGAATAAGATATTCTAAAAAATAAATATTTTTATTATCTTTTATATTATAATCAAAATTTTTATTTTTTTTAATTATTTTAATAATTTCTTTCCATTCACCATTATTAACTGATTTAAATAATTTGGAATTTATTTTTTCTATATCATCTAAATTAGTTAAATTATTATTTAATAACAAAATATCTTTCATATAAATTATATAATAAATAATTTTATTTATTATATTTGTTCTAAAAATTATAAATTTATTTATAATTAAAAATTATTTAGTTAAATAATCATTTATTATTGAATACATTGTTTTTACTATTTTTATTTTTTCAATATGATAGGGTCTAAATATTTTTAAAATTTCATCTAAAGAATATAATTTAATATCACCAATTTCATAATTATCTATTTTTTTATTTTCATAATTATTCAAATAAGATAAATAATAATTATGTATATATTTAATGCCATTTGTTCCTGTTAGATTTTCTCTCAAAAATTTACACTTTATAAATATTTCTAAATCATCTTCATTCATATTTGTTTCCTCATTAAATTCTCTAATAGCACAATCTAAATCATTTTCATTTTTATTTCTTCTGCCTTTTGGAAATCCCCATTCATTAAAATTATAAATTGATTTTTCAAACTCTTTTTTTTTATATTTTATTTTAACATTATAAAATTTACTTTTAGAATTCGTATATTCATTATAATGATACTGATTATGTATCCCTGAAAAGTTCCACATTTCATTCCATAAATCATCAAACTCTTTATTTAATATATTATCTATTTCTTTTTCTGTCATTTGTTTAATTAAATAATTTATACTTGGATTATTTAAATTTTCATTTTCTAAATCACAATTAATAATATTCTCATTGTATTTACCTCTTAAATATTCTATATACCCTAATGAATTTTTTCTTTGGACTAATAAAAATTTAATATCTTTATTTATATTATTTATATCAATAACTTTTGATAAATTTTCTATTAATAAATTTCTATTAACATTGAACTTATTATATATATGTTCTTGTAAATCATTTATTTTATTATTTTCAAAATTATCTATTTTAAATGATATTAATCCATTTGAAATTAATGGATAAATACATTTTTTTTGATAATGACCTTTTTTATTACAATTAATACAATAAATAATTTTATTTGATTTATTATAATTATAATTCATAACTTCTTATGATACAATCATAATATTTATTTAATTATATTTATATCCACAAATATTGTATGTTGTTTGTTCTTAAATATTATTTTAAATAATTATAATTGTATTTATGTTTTAAACTTAAAACATATTTTTAAAAATTTTATACACATTTTATTGTTATTTATAAATTTTTATTTCAAAATTTTTATAATAATTGAGATAATAATTATATTTTTTAATGTATATTATGCACTAAATAAATTTGTAATTAAATGATTTCATAATTATTAATTTCATCATCATTATTATCTACATCATAATATTCTTTAATTTCTTCTGGTGTAGCTAAATCCAATAAAATACCTTTTGCTGTAATTTCATTACTTTTATCTGAAAAAATATTACCTTTTATTAATATTTTTACATACATATCTTTTTTTAATAATTCAGTAGTTTCTTTAATTCTCAAACTATCATTAATTAATAAAAATTTTTGTTGGTTAATTAAATCTGGTGGTATTATAACCTTAACTGGACCATTAATTGCTGTATTAATTTTAGGAGTAATTCTATCCATTTTACATATTATTTCTCTTTCATTTATAATAAAAAATAATTGACAACTAAATTTAACTTTAAATTGTTGTGAAGATAAAATATCTTCAGAATTAATTATTGTTTCTTCTATTTTATCAACCTTATAAATTTTATTTATATATCCATATTGTTTATAACATTTTTTTTCATAATGATTTTTTAAATTTTCTTTAATATGATTTGTTATATCATTATCCATTTGTTCTGGATTTAACAATTCTTTTGTATCCAGAATTGTATCTGTATATATTTTCATTAAACGGTTATTAGAACTCATTATGCTATTATAATTATATATTATTTTTTATTTATCAATTTTTATTACTTATACAAAATTAAATGCATATATAAATATCATATATAAATAAACATACATTTGAACTTCAAAACACAAAAAGTCTCTAAGGAAACAAAGAAATGCCATCAGAAACTTGAATTTCAAGTTTTCCATTTAAAATAAAAATTTTAATTCTTTCCTTAATTTTGTTTAAGCATTTTTGGTTGATTTTTTTTTTATTTAATATCATTTCAATTTGTCCTCGTTGTGTTTTCCCACAGACAATTGACTTTTCTTCACAAGAAATAATTTTAATTTGTAATAAAATCATTTTACGAAACAAAAAGTAATCCCTCATATTTTAACATATAACCACACATAATAATATATAAAAATATATTATTGTATATAGTTTTGTATAATGCAGTTTGAGGTTCTGCAATTAGGCTTT